CGAACGACCTGATATTATACGTGTACCGCCTACCGCACGAACAAGTTGCTTCGCCATCGATATTGGCGGCCCCTTTTTCAAGCCTGATTCGGCATGGAACATCACATATATGTTCGGATACAGATTGTAAATCTGTCTGTCTATCCATACATTATCCTTGACGACTGCTGAGATAGCAGCCATAGATCCCCATAACCAGAAATTGGTTGGAGACTCTAGTTCTGAATGTTGTGAGAGTACAGTTTCCAGCCAAGTCATTTCACTCCTTAGTTATTCGCTGAATTTCTCGATCAATATACCATCGAGCTTTCTGCAAATCTTCAAGATGGTTTCCCTTTTCTCCAGCACGCCAAAGATACTTAATTGCATTACCAATACAGAAGTTAAAATGTTCAGTAATGGTAATACATTCAACACCACTAGGATGTTTCAGGTAATGCGCGGGATGGTTGACATTATCCATTTTACTCCACTCTAAACTGTTCAGTTACTGATTTAGGCATCTTAAATATGTGTTGTACTACTTCAGGTTCAGTTATAGTAACAGGAGACTTGTACTTAAACAAGTCCTTATAGTTGTGTCCAATTTCCACATCACATGGAATTTTCAACATGCGACGAGGTAGGCTACAAGCCTTGAAATTGATAGGACGTTCCATCTCTTTTTTGGCTAAGGGTATGAAATCGTCGAGATACTCTTGTCTAACGCTGAACAAAAGTGCATCATGCGCTTCAAGAATAATTTTCGCTTCTTTGAATTGTCGCTTAATTCTAATACAAGCTGCCTTGGTATTGTCAGTGACGGCTCGTTGGGGTAGATAAGCGAGAGCTTGACGGAATAGATCATCGCCCCATCTTTCATAGAAAATACGTACGCCACCCCTTGGTGCATCGATTCCGTATGGTAGTGGGGCTGTAAGTCGTCTAGTTTCTTTGATACATTCTTGGACTTGGGCATGGAATACCTTTTGAATTTTAGGTTGACGCGTGTGGAAGATTTTTAATGCCCTCTCAGCTTGAGACTCAGAGATGTTAATATCGATTTTATACTTACGTGCTTGGGTGTTAAGTTCCGTTGCTGCTCTACGGTGTCCAGCTCCAAGATGACCTGCATGACGTAATGTCTTGCCGGCGAATCTAATAGGCGATTCATATCCGAGTACTTTTTTAGAATAATCCGCCTCTGTACCGCCAAAGAACCAAGATGCAGTAAGCGCGTGATAGTCATGGACATCTATAGCCTCCAATGCTTCTTCATCAGTTGCCAAATTAAACACTACTCTTGCTTCCGCCTGAGATGAGTCTAACTGGACGAATATTTCACCTTCATCAGGTTCATACATTCCACGCACATCAGCTCCAATATCACCATGTTTCGTGAATACTTGGAACGCCGTGCCCATTACTTTAAAATCAGCTTTCTTACCATTACCTACTACATCTACTGTCGGTCGAATGGGAGGATCTTGTTGGCCGGTGGAAGTACGACCAGTATCGAGACACATGAAACATGTGGTTCGCATTTTGCCATCGTAATCCGGTATCGCAAATAGATACGTGGATATCGTTTTCTTAACACGACGACGTTCGAGACATTTTTCAATCCAAAGTCTTTGTTCAGGAGTTTTAATACCTGATTTGAGATTAAGTAAAGCCGTGAGTTCTTCTTCACCGACACCTTTACGACGTGGTAACTTCCATTCATCAAATAAGAGTGAATGTACTTGAACCGGAGAGGAAACATTTACATCTACTCCTGCTAATTCAAACATTTCATAGCCAAGTCGCGCATCCCACTTGACATACTTCTCAATCAATTCCATTCGTGTAGTGTTGTTGATACGAAATCCATTATTCTCAATTTCAAGATACATGTCTGGGAGAGTCATCAGGAAATTTTCATAGAATTTCGTGACGCCTAATTCCTCTAGATCTGCATCCATAGCTTCGTCTATTTCGAGAGTGACACAAGCATCACGCGCGCATCCGAGCAATAAATCTCTAATGCTCCCTTCATACATACCTTCGTCTTTATAGAAGGGTTCTCGTGTGTAGAGACTTGTACTGAATGCAAGCCCTTTTGGGAGTTCAGGGTTAATTGCGAATGCCTTGAGCAATGTATCTGAGTGTATACGTCTAATAGCAAATCCAAGTCGTCGAATTTTATCACGATCGTAGTTAAAGTTTTGTCCAACAATATCCTTCTCCCATAGTGTTTCGGCAAGCATCTGCCAACAATTAACTAAATCGGAATTTGGAATAGATGATATTCCATCTCTATTCCATAGGGGGACTGTCATCCCATGATTTTTATCAAAACTAAGACCAATACATATAGGAAGACAATGACCACCAGCTTCGATGTCCACGGATAGTCTCTTATTATTCTTGTAACGGCTGAGAAACTCATATAATTCTCCTGAGTTGTTGCATACTTGAAGCACTCTATTCGGTAGATTCATCTCAGGTGTAAGTGATTCAACCGACGCGCGTTTCATATCAAAGATTATTATTTGTCGATTGAAATAACCTTTGATTTCTCCACCCGGAGCGTGAGATACAAGATGCGCGGGATTATAGGTAGGAACAAACTTACTCCCCATACCCCACATGATAGAACCTCTTTGTTTATTAATCTTAGTTTTACCGGACAACGCCCATAGAGCAGTCCCACCGAGAGCGAGTATGCAGTTAGGTTTAACATCGTTGATTTCTGTCCGTAGTTCAGTTAGTTGTTGTTCCATATCCACACCGAATTCACGGGCGCGTATATGGAATGGTAACTTCTTCTTATCTAAATTGGGTGGAACTGAATACTTAGACACATACGACAACCAACAGTCATTCCGATTAATTCCAGCATCCTTCAGTAGTCTATCTAGTTCTCTACCATTAGTTCCACTGAATGGTCTACCGGATACGTTGTCGTCATGTGTAGGAGCTTCACCAAGTATCATTAACTTGGCACCTATACCTCCTTGTCCGGGCACGTATTTCATTTCTTCTCTTCCAATGCTTCTACAATTGTTTGAGCTATGGATGTTGATACATATATACCCAATTCACCATCGGATACTTTCATTAGTATTTCTGTTACGATTTTGACTTTTTCACTTTGATTCATTTCTTAATCTCTATTGGTGTCCTACTAGTTTCGCGTGTCTGCCACTCTTTAGAGCAACACGCGCACAGCATTACCTTAACTGTGGTTATCTCCTGATGCAGTTCGATCTTCTCTATCATCCTCAAGTCGTCGTTCTTGCAATGTGGGCATATCAGTTCGTTCTTCATTTAATTTCTCCAATACCGATACGTGTATTGCGCGCCACCCCTTACCAGGAATCTGTATAGGAGTGAATTCAACCATCATTCCAGTCTTCAACTCCAGAAAAGGTAATGTGTCCTGTTGTAATGCAGTCCAGTGAAAGAATATTCGAGTGAATTCTATATCTCTTGAGCTAATGAACCCCCATCCTTGTTTACTCACTTTAATGATGCGCCCGACAATTTTATGCGCGTCCATTCCTGCCCCTCAATTCATACAGTTAAAGGCGGAGGCGCATCCGTAAGCTGGAATGCACCAGTATTGGATGCGCCTCCTATTATCGAATGACTCTACTAGTATCGACTTGTGTTGACTGGGGGATCCTGATGAAGGACAATCAACAATTTCCGATAACTAGAATATCATCCGATAGTTACTCTACTACTTCGTCATCTTCACCATCTTCGTCATCATCTTCTTCATCATCGTCATCATCTTCATCGTCGTCGATATCTTCATCTTCATCGACAACGGTATCGTCTTCGTCTACGTAAGGTAAATCCAACTGATCTGGGTCTTTGATTTCTTCAGTCATTACACACCTCTATCTGGACATCAGGCTGACGAAAAGATGTGATGGGATGGTAAATGTCATCCCATCCCATCACATGTTATTCAGTTACGAGCGAACGGGGCGGTACTTGTGGTTAACGCGATTGACAATACGACCCTGCCACTCGCCATTCTCCACAAACACTTCCACCTGTTTGCCTACCGCATTGTTCAGCTCGAAGCGTTGACCTGCTTTAACATCAACACCCAATGCTGAGAGAAATCCAACAGCGAAACCAATAGCCTTGCTGTTGAAATTCCAGTCAAGAGGAAGACCTTTAAAATCTTCAGCACCCGTATCTGCATTACGCAGAATCACACCTTCGACGGGATAGTTGGTAGAACCACCATCTTTAGACGGTGCTTCACCGATTGAATCGATCTGAACCAGATACCATGCCGGTTCAATCACCTTACCACGCATCAGATCACGATCAGAAAAGCTCACAATAGGCATGTCTCTACCCTACTAACTGTTGTTGGTTGTTGGTTGTTATTCGACTTCAGAGTTTGGATCGTTGAACACTACTGACTTAATTGCCCACATTGCAGTAGTTTCATTGTTAGTGATAGCTACTGCCCTGTGGCGTGATTCTGGGCACACCTCCTTGATTAATTGTTCTACTTCCGAAAACTTTTCTCGAAGTAGATTAATTTTTTCCATCCCAACTTGAGATGGTTTGTGATATGCGTATGGCTTATCAATTGGCATATATCTCTCTAAAATTTAGTAGTTGTTGGACTGTTTTTGAGTTTTGACATTGCTGGCTTGAGATAGGTATCGTAGATTGGCTTATCACCGAACACAATCTCTCTATCCAGTCCCAGAGCAGTTCTGGCAAAGTCGTCACCCGTATGCTCACTTAATAGTGAATAATCACCTCCTTGACCTACAACCATTCCCTGCTTAATATTGAAGTGATACACCTCACCACAATATGCGGGAATCTTCGGTGCTACCTTCTTGCCAGCGGTTACTATTGTTCTACTGACATGGGTAGTATTATTGGTAGTGTTGCGATACTCTGCCTGCACTACATGTGCTATCAAGATCACATTGACCTTATGATAGCTGTGTATGTCTTTGGTGAGTGCTATCAGCTCTTGAAGTGCCGAAGACTCAGCATTATAATCTTCTATTTCATTGACTGCGATACCTGCAATCAACTTACCAGCCGCCGCGCCTGACTGACGAGTCATTCCATACTTCATACGTACAGTTTGACGTAACGTCATATCAGCCATTGAAGTGATAGAATCTATCACGATGGTTTTATATGGACACGTAGATTGTAATGCCTCTAGTTTCTTACGAGGTTTATTCCAATCATCGTAATCGTCGTATGCGATAGTCTTGGGGTCTATTCCCCATTTCTTCATGGGTAGATAGATACCATTCATCTTCCTATCCCATGAAAACCAATACTGTGGCCCCGGAAACGATAGAGCCTGAGTTGACTTACGTGTACCCGGTTCACCTTTAAACATGCAATAGAGTGAATCGAAATCCACGTTATCCATTGTTGGCATTAGTTTACTTCCCCTTTGGCCTTATGTATTTTGCGCCGATGTACGTCCATCCATTCGCATCCACAATGAATTCAACACGTTTAATCACATAGCCCTTCTTACGCCAGTATGTCTTAAACAGTTTCTTAGCTTCTCGAATAGACATCTAATACTCCCACTGTGCTGCCATTTTGTCCATTTCTTCCTTCGGTACGTTATGCACATTTTCATGCAACGGGCCGGTCAGAGTGATTTCTGTGACACGATATCCATACTTTTTCGCCACATCGTAGTATGGTTGCATCATCCACCGCTTCATAAATACGTTGGCTGCCGCGATACGTTCGATATGGTATATCATTGCATTCTCGACACCATTTTGACAGTATTCATGCGCTTCTCTAATCTTCTCTTTGTTGTATTGGTATTTACCATCCAACATGAAAAATTGATCAGCCTCGAAACTAGCATTTGGACTCAGTACACGCGCCAGAGTAGATTTACCTGCTCCGGGTAATCCACGTATAATGAATAACTCTTTCATTAGTGCTTCACTTCTTTCGGGACTATAATGATAGCCACTACATCAGGTTTATCACATGATTCGGTGACTGGTTCCAACTGAAAGTCACCTACTGAGCCATCTGCATATTCCAAGATGATGTCGAAATCATCAGGAACTTCATTTAGTTGTTTCATTAGTTCCTTCTTGGTCATGTTTAGATTCCTCGTAACATTTTACACTACAGAATTGAATTGGTTTATTTAAATTGTTTGAAAGAAAATTCATATATTCGCTTACACGATGATAACCATTACACTTAATACACTTGTAAGTTATGTATTTAAATTCCATCACTTCCCACCTCTAGGACTTCCAGTGTCTATTATCTTTCGACGCTTCTTTTTACGCGCCAACATTTTCAATTCCTTGATTAGTCCGTTAGTCAGTGTGACGCGCATCTCCAGTTTGTGAATGTAAATGGTCAACTGTTCAAGTGACCACTCATCTGCTAATAGCAATAGTTCGTCGTTCATTCTTCTTCCTTCGGTGTGAATATCACCGTGAATGTTCCATAGGGTGTATATATCGCAGCATTCTTGCCAGGATTCTTCATACACCATAATTTAATGTAAGCCCATGTTGCTTCGGACTTATTCATTCATCTTCCTTTTTGATTTGCATCTAGCCGAACAGAAATTATCTTGACGCCATGTCGATGTATCCATCGGATTATAAGAACGTAATGGATACCCACATACCTCACATTTATCTGCTCGTGGCTCTATTTCACGGTAAACGTGTTCAGTTGCTTTACAATGATCACTGTATGCCTGTGGATTTGTATACCACTTGCCACAATCACATTGAACTGAATAACCACCCATTATTCATCTTCCTTGTTAGTTGGATCCCATTTAGGAGCTAGTTGAAACTCATTCTGTAATACTTCCTCACGCATATTACGATCAGCTTCACATACTTCCTTGAATGCACACGGGCCATACATCGTTTCACAATGTGTATAGTCAGGTGCCCAATATTCACTCTCCTGATACTGAATGAACTTATAGGCATAGTATGGTAGTATTTGATTCTGCCATTCGTCCAACCTATCTGCACTGAATGACACTACTTCACGCGAAAGCCTATCTTGAATCTTATAGGATGTTTGCCATCCTATCTTGTTGACTATTACATTGCGCGTCTTTAGTAGACATGCCTGACCGGGAAATTGATTACCCAATGTAGACTTAGGTCTATTCTGTTTGAATGTCTTATGGTCCATAGACATGATACCCATCTGATGTTGGTCTATCAGCAGGTCTATCTTGGCTTTCCACAGTATTCTGATTTCGTCATCTTCGTATAACACATCACCCTTCACCACTTCTGCGGCTAAAGGAATGAATGCATCATTCTTATAGAACTCGAAATACTGTTCGCATGTATCCATTACGAACTTCCACCCAATCACCTTGCCTTCATTAGCTTCAGGTGTTTGAATGCCAGGATACTCACCAGCTTCATGTCCACATGCTGGCTTTTCATCCATCAGATTCGCGCAATGTGGACAACCAGTAATGAACATCTGTCCAGCGGCTAATCCTTGTGCAATGGCTGTATTACGTGGAAAGCCATTAATCAGGTGTTTATAGGTCACTTCAAATACTTTATGTAGAAGCGAACCTATTTCCAACGAATTCGATTTGCCATGTATAGGCACAAATCGATGATTGAAACGTAAGTCATAGTAGCGACCACACGACATCAATGATGACAATGTGGTCGCGTCCATGATTACATTCTTCTTCGGAGATGGAATGATATCCATTATTCTGGCTCTATGTAAACTATTTCGTTGATACTGTTCGTTATATCAATATGTAGTTTACCTTCTTCGTATAGTTTTTTAGCTTCTGATTTAGGGATGTAATAGTCACGACGACCATCTCTTACATCCTTTTCAACTCTAGCCATTGGAACTCTGACTAGAATTTTAGTTTTAGTTTTACGTGTTCGTTTCATTTATTATTCCCCCAACAGTTTCTTGAAGCCGTCTAGTTTCGCTTTGAGGACTTTATTCTCTTCGACTGTAGCTATCAGAAAGGCGCGCATATCAGTCATGTCTTTGATAGCATTGTCCAACATTTCTACAGCCACATCTACCTTAGCTTGGATAGACTTGGGTACTGCGGTCTGATTCTGACGTTTACGCTGAACTGTAACTAACTGAGCTAATGATGCCTCAGTTGTATCGATGCCCAACTCTTTCTGCCGTTATCTTATCGAATGAAACATGAGACAAGAAACGAGTCATAAAGACAGCCCGCGTATTCGCAGGCATATCCTTATTGGTCCAATGTTCCTGTTGACTATCCCATATCACTACACGGGGATGAGTCCTAATCTCATCATCTAGATTAGATGACTTAACACCTACTATCAAAACCACTCCACCTGATATTGGCTGGAGTGGTTTAATCTCATTCATTTCCATTAGTGTGCCTGCCTATCAGTGTATGCGTTCAGAATCTCACGCATTGTCTTCATCGTTTGCGTGTGCGTTCTGATGGTATCACGTTGAACTTCCATCGACTTATGCATGATTGTGATGACTTCGTTAATCATCTTCTGATTATCGAGTAGTGCCTTGATTTGAGCATTCTGAGCTGTAATCTGCTCAATCATCTTTTCGCACAAATCGAAAAGGGCTATGTCACCTTTTGTCATATCATTCGACAAGGACTTCAACACATCAATCAGTTCGTCCATTATTCACTCTCCTTAGTTCTACCGTTAGTTTTAATCTCACTCGGCTTCAATTCTCGAAATAACGTGTCAGCATATACGCGCACGCATCCACCGGCGGTTCTGACAGCCTGAATTTTATTTGTAGCAAGCCAATTGTAGATAGTGCGGCGGGACACTCCACATGTCTCCGCCGCTTCTGTGATGTTGAGTAACTCTCTATCCATCGATGAACTCTACATCGACATCGTATTGCTCGAAGATGTATTTGATGCCCGCCTCTTTCAAATCCATCGGTAGGCGCGCATTGTCATTGATGTGTGCAAGAGCTGATGCTGCATCTGATGAGAGCATGACTACTTCTTCTTTCTCATAATCATTCAGCTGTATGCATTCCTTCAGTAGCCAATCAGGAATGAACTTATCATAGTTCACCACATTATGTGGCATCGAATACGACCTATCGATGCACATTGTTGGAAACATGGGATTAACTGCTACCAGATAATGCCCAAGACAGCACCTCTCACCTTGTGGATTCTCACACAGATTAGATATTCTGTCATCCATTCGTGATTGAATCGTGCCAGTCCACTTATCTCGCGGTATCACTAGTTTCATCATTTCATCTCTCCTACAGTTAGATGATGGACCTCACTCACATCGAATGAGGCCCATCTATTAGACTATCTCTTACCAGCTAGAATCTTACGATTCTTCTTAGCATTCTGCGCATTCACAATCGCTGATGCTAATTCCTTGAGGATAGTATCCTGACTCCACATCATTGCTTCACCCTTATTCATGGCGTTATGGAATTGGATACGTTTCCTCTCTACGATTAAGTCTAATGTCTCATCGATTGCAGTCAATCCCTGCATCTGAGCGTAGATTGCATTGACTGATGAGTGTGTAGAGCCGATGCGTATGAATCGTCCCTCACACTGTTCCTCATTAGCCGGATTCCATTGTCTTTCATGCATTAGACAGTCACCACATGTCTGAAGATTTAATCCTTCACCTGCGGCTAACTGACTGGCTATCATTACAGACCGTGGGCTAGCATTGAATAGTTCCTGAGTTTTGAATCGTTCCTCTCCACTCATTGAACTGATGATACGCAGGATAGGCATTTCATCAGAGTATTTATTC